AACCATCTTTTTTCTCAGCTTCGACTTGATCCCCGGCCGCTGAACCAGTGCCAATTCCAGCTAAATCTTTTTCAGCGTTTCTTCCGAAATCTGTAACTATAACAGGTGAAGCTTCTTTAACTAATTTTTCTTTTTTAGGCTTTTTTTGAAATAGTTTACCACCACCAGTACTAACTCCCAAGGTCTTACCAATAGCTGATTCTAAGGTTTTTAATCTTTTATCAACATCCCCTGAGACTTTTGAAAGTATTCCTAATGCTTCTCCTATTGTAGCTTCTGCCATCAATATTATTTAGGGCAGCTATTGCACTATAAAGAAATCTGCAGTTATATTAATATTTGTATCTGTCTTAGGTATTTTACTTAATTTTAATTCAAAATCTCTAACTTCGTTAATATAGTTTAGAACTTCCTTCAATTCATATGTATTAATTTCATTAATTAACTTTAATGAATTATCTAAATTATCTTGTATATTAATTGTATTTTCACCAAAACTAATTTCTTCAATAAATTTTAGCATTTCATATACATATAAATCGCTAATTAAAAGATTAATACTACCATCGTCTAAAGTTTTATTTTTATATTTTTTAAGTAAAATTTTATTAATTTTATTATCAATTTCTAAATTAGTGTTTTTAAGTTTAAATGTGAAATTTTCAGTAACCACTTCTTTAGGTTTGACAACTATTTCTTCTTTATTATTCTCTATAACTTCCGAAATACTATATATAGTTTCATCTTCATCCTTATATTCATCTGAAATCTTTTGTCTTAAAGAAAGCGAAATATTAACCCTATCCAATGTATTTAGTTCTTTAATATCACCAATAAAATTCTCTTTAATAATATTAAAAAAAGTTACATTAAAAAATAAAATAGATAAACTAGTTGTAAATCCATTTTCAATAATAGATTTTTGCTGTTTTAAAGATAATGGGGTAATTTGAAACTCTTTATTATTTGAAGGAGAGAAAAAATTTAAATTTTTCTTCAAACCTTTAATTTCACTTAAAACGTTATTAAAATTTTCTGACATATTTATATTTACTATTGATTTAAATTTATACCAGGTGAAGATGGTTCTTTTTGTTGTTTAAATTCTTTTACTATTTTATTATAAAATATTTTTAACTCAGTAAAACTATAGTTTTTAAAATCATTTGTATTTAAATTTAATTGCTTTATTAAAATATATTCAAAATCATAAAGATTATCTAATGAACTATTAAAAATATTTTTTAAAAAATATAAAATATCACCAGTATAAACTAGTAATTTTTTATCTAATATATCAATTTTACTCTTCTTTAAATAATTACTACAATTTTGCATCATTTGAGTAAAATTTAAATCGGTAATATTGTCAAATATTTCTTCTTTTTGTTGTATATTAAAATTACTTAAATCTATATTTTTACCATTTAAATTAATACTTTTTAAATTTTTATATAATTCATTAGTTAAATTTTCAATGAAAAAAGTATCAAAATTTTTAAAAGCTAAATATTCTGAAATTAAATCACTTTCTTCTATATATGTTTTTTCAATTATATTATCAATATTAAGTTTATAATTTTTTTTATTATAATTTATTTCTATTTCTTCCCCTAAAATTAACGATCTAATATATAACAAACATTTAAATTTATCAAATGCAGTAGCTTCTTTTTTTGTATAAACATTTTCTTTAAATAATTTATCAAAAATATTATTTAATGTTGATAAATCATCAGTTAAGAGTTCTTTAACTAGCTGCTTATAATCGAAATAACTTAATTCTGTTATTTTGTATTCATCAAAAGTAAATGAGTTCATTAAAATATAGGATTTATAGCTTTTATTAACTCAGAAACGCTGAGGTATAAATTACTACTTATTTCATAATTATCAAAAGTCCAAAGTGTGTTAAAATTTTTAACACCTTCATCTTCTTGATAGCCATAATCTCTATTTGAAATAGATATAGGAACACAATTGTAAAATCTCCAAGTTTTTCTTGGTATCTGAGATAAACCTTCTTTACTTCTTGTATATTGAACTACTGTCAAATTAGTTTTAGGATTTTTTAAAACTTCATTAGGGTCGTTAGGGTTTCTTGCAACCAAACCATAATGGCTTGCCATAATTACCCAAGGTCTTAAAACAAAATCTAGAAAAGATGTATTAGTTTCTCTTAAAGATAAATTGAATTTACCAAAATCATTTCTATTTTGCAATACTGATCCTGGTATAAAACCACGATTATTTGGTATGGTAGCTTTACTAGCATCAACTACATCATCAGGTATATTAAATTGATTAGCAAAAATACACCCTACTAAAGCTTGATTTTTAAAATTTGTTGTAGTTTCTTTAGCTAAATTAATATCGAAACCAGTAGAGTGAACATTTGGTTCTAATGATTGTAATACTTGAGTTGATAAACCTTGAGGAAAATTATCAATTAATACTATAAATTGAGTATTTAAAGGTATGGAAGTATTCCACTGACTTAAACTTCTTAAAAATGTATCTCTAAAACTAACTAATGGAGCTCCTGGTAAATTAGTACCAAAAAATGATAATCCTGGTTGAGCTAAAGTACCACCTACTATGGAATTTATAGGGTTAGAAATTCCTCTTAATGCATTATTAACCGTATTAAGTATTTTAGTAGCCATTTATATATATTTATACACAAAAAAAGCTCTCACTAAGAGAGCTTAAAATGGTTTAAATACTAAATTTATGCAGTTTGTCTGAAGTAATGGTAAGTAACAGTTACATCAAAAGTTTGAATAGTACCATCTGATGTTACGTCATAAGTTAATTCAGCTACATTTTTAATCGCTACTCCAACTAATTGAAATTGTGATACTCTATCAAGTTCTTTATCAAGTAAAGCTAAATCAATAACACTGTCAGCTGTTGGCATAAAATAATTACCAGTGCTTTCAGAATCGTCAAATGTATCATTTAATACTTGCAAGAATCTATTTCTTAAATCATAGCTTTCATCACATCTAAAAGTTAACGTATAAGCATCACTACCGGTATATTTTGCTACCCCTGGGATATTAAAATTGAGTCCCATATATGGTACTGCTTGTGATGTAATATCTTTACCTGGTAATTTAGCAGTAGTTGCATAAATTAAATCATCTTCATCAAAATTTATTTCAGTACCATCACCAAAGTTAATATTAAGTACTCTAAAAAGATTATCTCTTGCAAAATCTTTAGTTTGGGCTTGTGTATAAAAATTCTGAATTGTTTGTCTAGTCTGTGCCATGGTTATTAATATTTATTCATTCAATTGTTTTTTTACTAAAAATTAGGTGTTAGTGATTCAAAAGGTCCTGGTTCAGCTGATAATGGTGGTTCAACTATAATTTTTCCATCATTGTCTGTTAAAGTCGATTCATATATATTAGCATCTTGACGTTCCCCTATTACCATCCAAGAAATAGTATCCGTACTACTGTTATCCTGTGATGTTATAGTTAATATATTACCAGTTACTGAAGATTTAACCGGTGTAAAACCACTTTCATTTGAAGAATAACTTTGTATATTTCTGTTTAATAAAACAAAAGTTCCTTCTGTCATTCCAGCAGTAGTATCTAAATTAATAGTTGCTGAACCACTAACTAAATTTACCTTACCTCTATATATATTATCAGCCTGTGGACCTTCTATAAATGAGTGAACCAGATTATGTGTACTACTCTTAGATGGTAGAGGGTGATTAATTTTAAATGAACCGGATCCTTTAGTAAGAGCACCTCTAATATCAACGCCGCTAGTAGTACTATTTACCGTAAAAACATTACCACCAGAAACTGATCTAAAATTATGGAAAAAAGCATCATAATATATTTGGTAAGGTACTGGATTACCACCAGGGCCGACAGCATCATTTGCATGTAAAGTTATTCTTGAACCTCCTAGTGAATCCGCAGAGTTGGCCGTGCCATCAGGATCTGAATATAAGAATAAAGCATCATATTCTTCTCTACCAAAAATAACATTCGCTCCAATACCACCACTAACTTCAAGTACAAAATTGCTATTGGTTACTGAACCGCCTGTCCCGTTTTCAGGGCTTTCCATAAATACAGGCCCTGTCACATTAGCTCCGGATAATGGTAAGTATAGTGGTTGTCTTGCTGTTACCCCACCAACAATAGTTTGTACTGTAGTATTATCTTCTTGTTCTTGTACTTGAGCACTTAAAGCGAATAAACCTCCACTAACTGTTAAAACATCTGAAGCTAACTCACCAACAGTATTATTAACCGCTATGGATGAAATATTAAGAAGATCAGTAGTATTTTCATCTATAGAACCGCTTAATCCGTCTATTTTAACTGCTAGTGCAGCTTCACCTGTTGTGTTTGCTGCTATGTTAGTAGCATTATTTTGAATAACAGAAGAAAGAAAAACTACATTTGAAGTATTTTGTATAGTATAACTTGATAATGTATTAATATTATTACCTGCTAGGCTACTATATGGAATAGATTTTGATTCATCAGTTTGAACATCCACAACATAAAATAAATCATTACTGTCGAAATCTACAGATGATATAGTAGGTAATTCAGTTAATTTAAAGTTAGGCATAATATTATAAAGTTATTGACATTAATTGACCCCCGTCAAATGTAAATGTTGATGATGAAATTGTAAAACTACCATTTACCCCTCCTTGGGCTCCTACTTCTGCACTAACGGCATCTACTCTAGAACTTAGTTGCAAAATATCTGTCTGTAATGGACCTACATTTATATTTGCTTGTTCAAATTTTGATGATAAAGATACAACTTCATTTGTAAATTCAGTTACAGTTGAATCTAAATTAGTAATACTTAAATTAACACCACTAAGTAAATTTTGAAAAGTTATTTTTTTAGAAGCACTTGCAGATGTATCTACTATGTATAATACATCGTTATTATCAGCTACTGTTATTGAGTCTAAATTTGATACTTTTGTATCCGCCATGTAATTATTTAATTAAATGACTTTGTTATTAAACTAATTCGTTGAAATCTGTACCTGTTTTAGTTGCGTAGAAATTAACTAATATAAACTCTGCTGCTCTAGTTGGCTTTAAGTAAATATCGATTCTTAATTCATTTGCATCAATAATATCTGGTGTATTATTTCTTTCATCGCAAATAATTAGATAATCGTATAACCCTTCTGTATTCTTAACATTCTCAAAAATAGGTGTTAAAGTATTAACAACTCTTGTTCTAGTTAATAATGTATTAGGTTCAAATATAAAGTTTCTAACTGTATTCTTAGTTGCTTTTTCAAGATATAAGAATAAACGTCTTACATTAATTCTATCAAATGCACTAGGTAATTTTTGAAGTGTCTTTTGTCCAAATACAACTGGCCCTTCAACTGGGAATGATGGAATTGGATTAACTGAAATTTTATATAATTGATCTCTTTGTTTTTGCGTCGGTGATAATGCTAAACCAGCTGCTCCAGTTAATCTACCTCTTGCAAAACCTGCTGGTGCAAACCAAGGATCAAAATTAGCATCTGAATTTGCCATAATTGCTGCAAGATAACCAGATGATGGGCAATATGATAACCCTCCCCCGTATATTGTATCTGTACTTTGTACCCATTGACCATAAATAGCTGCATAACTTGAATTAATTCTACCAGCAAATGATTTAATTGGGTTAAGTATATCTCTAGAGAAGTTCTTATCACTATCTTGCAAAGTCAAGAAAGCTTCGCCTTGTACAAAAATCGGTCTAGGTAAGTCAGCAATAAAAATGTGATCTTTTCTTCTAAATTCAGCAAAGGTAGTAAATCTAGTTATAATATCATTCCAAAAACCTATATATTGTTCTGCTGTTCCATCTAATTGACTTGAAGGTTTAGTGGTCCTAAAACTATCAATTGCCGGTACTGCCGCAGTATCATCAAAAGAAACAACTCCTAATGATTTTACCGTCGAATATATAGTAGATAACCCACCATCAACTGTGATATCAATATCAAATCTTTCTGCATTTTCTACTGTATCAAGCAATCTATCGATTTTATCT